GCTTTGAGTACAATTTCATACGTCCAGATTCAACCAGCACTTTGAACTTGTTGCAGGCCACAATCTTGCTCTTGTTGGTTGTGGTAAATCCCTTGCGGATTCTGCGTCCGTTTGAACTTTGTACTGAGTTGTCGCTGAGGAAATAACCTGGAATATTTTCTTCGCCATATTCTGCAATAGAGATCAGTGCGGCTTCGCCTAGGGTATTGTTTTCCACTGAGTAGTATATCTTCTTTTCGTCCCGGACCACTGAGTGTATTTCTTTGATCACGTCTGCTAGGATTTTGATCTGTGTGGGCACATCAGTTTTGTTGTGGCGCCACTCGGCCACTTGCTCTGTAGTTTCTGCTTCAAATACTTGTATGGCTGAAGGATCACCACCCGTGCCTAGGCTTGGGTCAAGGGCCACAATATACATTTTGTCTCGATCAACAGGCTTGTACCAACGCACCTGTCCCGTTTTGTGGGTAGGCTCTTGGCCTTCTAGTTCCAGCAGTTTAATAGGCGAGATCAATGTTTCGTCATTGATAACAAAGTCACAGTCCATCTCTCGACGGAAACGTTCGTCTCCTAATTGGCTGCGCTGTTCTGCGGCCCATGCATCATCACGGTCTGGATGTTCGCGCCAGAATGCTCTAAATGCTTTGAAGCCGTTGATGCCCAAGCCATCTGGACGTGGATTACCAAACTCATCTTCAATCTTGTTAGCACCCTTCCAGATATAGGCAAACTGATCTTCGTCTGAGTTTGGTGTGCTTGTGATAATTGCTTTACCACCAGTTGATAGTGTAGGTGTAATACTAGTCCAAAACTCTTTGGCAATTGTGGGTCTCACAAAGGCAAACTCGTCTAGATACAGCAAGGTAATACTCATACCACGACCGGTATTTTCAGTTGTGGTTTGACTTACAATACGCGAACCGTTGTCAAATTCTAAACTACCTTTGTTGTAACTTGTGGCGCCTGCACGTATGTGATTGGGACATAGTTCATAAGCATAGCGAATACGTTGCATGATCTCTTGTGCGCCCAGGTATTTGTGTGCGGCAATAAGAATAGTTGCGTCAGGAACAAACATAGCATACCACAACAAGTACCCGGCTGCCGAAGTTGACTTGCCGGTTTGTCGCGGCATTAGTGAGATTGAAAAACGATTGGTATGATAATTGTTGATCAGGCGTTTTTGATATTCAAAAGGATGATACAACATCTTGCCCCGAACAGGATGTTGAATATGAAAGAAGTTGTCCATGAAGTACATGGCGCCGGTTACAGGATCAGCGCACCGGGCAAAGTCCTCAAGTTCCGATTCGGTAAATGTTTCTTTGCGGTGTGGTGCTTTGACCAACACTGTGTCTAAGGTATTTTTTGCGCCTATCATATGATCAACTCCGGCCACAGGCGTGCAAACTCACCTGCTTTGTCTGGATGAAATACCGTTTCGTTGTCTTGAATGTGTTTATGAAACTTTTGTTGTATCACAGGATTATCTTTTGTTTGTTTATATTTTTCCAATGCTTGGTCAAAGAATTGACGTTCAACATCAGTAGCGATACCCATAGCATAAAAACGAAGAATTTCTTCACTGGCCAATCCGGCCACTTTGAGACCATGCAAGAATGGATCAAGATAGTCAGGCTGAAACAAGTTTTGCCATAGTACTGTGGTACCAGTATCTTGAGCAAACTGCCTAAATTCACAAAGATGTGTAGCACTATAAATGTTATACACTGCGTGTATGCCTCCCCAATGTCCGTTGTCGCGCATGAGATATTTAACTGTTTGTAGATTGTGTTGTAACAACTGCCAACTGGCACCATGGCGCACATATTCTAATCTATCACCAGTATTATCAAAACTCATACTCCAGCCCACGTTACGACGTTGCGCAAGTTTTTGGAATATCCGGTTCTTTTCTAAATCCACATTCATGTTTGTGATCAAGGTCACAATAGCAGACTCAGGGATAACTTCTAACAAACGTTCATTCTCGGGCAATAACAAAGGTTCGCCGCCTACCATGGCCACTTCGTGTATGTGTTCACGATGCTGGTCCAGGAAGTCACACACCTGTTGATAGTAGGGTCTTGTACCAGATCGAAATGGCACGCTTTTGATGCTGGCCCACTTGCTGGAACACGCAGGTCCACAATAATTACAACTCAAATTACAAGTTGTGTTCCAACGTACATCAAAAATCACAGGATAGTGATAGCGATCACCGGCTGTGGCATAATCAAAATCGGGGTTGACGTTGTTGTGCCAAGTACGTTCTGAATCTGCACCAAATCTTTCTGATTGTACGCAATTACTACAATACTCATGTGCTTGACCTTGTGCTAGGCTCTTACGTATCTCTCGCATGGCGTCAGTGTTTAATATCTCATCTATAGTATTTGTGTTGAGATTGCCCAGCATGTTGGGGTTGCCAGCACAACATGTTTTGACATTGCCTTGGGGATTGATATGCAAGCCACGCCAGGGTGCCGCACAGTAAAAATTGCTCATGTAGTATTTACATGCCCAATTTTAACATGCTACATTTACACTGGACTATAAGGATTACGATATCTGTCGTAACCATCATCAGGCGGCAACACTGGATATGGGTTATTCTGCATTTCGACCACACCGGGCACGTTTGGCATTTGTGAGTGCACCAAAATCCACTGGCCATTCTTGTCCTGGTTGTAGTTCTCGAGCACCTGCTGGGTAAGCAAATTTAACACCGGCTGTGATTTCAATTTGGCTAACTGGCAGTCGGAACTTGGTCAAGTCATTGCCTAAATTAACATAGGGTTTGGTATGTGGGAATGCCCAACCAGCAATCTGTTTGGTTTGGTTGTTGATTACAATTTTGTAAAAGCCGTGTGGCACAACGACGCCGTTGCCAATTGACTCATCACCGGCACCGTAGAACGCACCCACATAGATTGTGTAGGGTTGATTGAGTTGTACTGCCCAACCACGCACACTTGTTTCCAACAGTTTCCAAATACCACGATTCAAACTGCCGTGTTGTGGATACATATTGGTCATTAAGAATGATTCATATTCTACTTGTGCTGACCATGACAAGTCACCATCGGGAGCGGCATGACCTTTGTCGTAGCCTGTGCCAGCATAGTCATCTGGACGGGCACCTGTGCCGCCTAATGATTGGTCAGCAACAAACGCATTGGTACGTGGAAAGCATCCTAGTGCGTTTTGTGGAAGTAATGTGTAGGCTACGTAAGCAGGAATCTTTACAGGAGCATCATATGCCACTAGATATGCTTCACGGCAAATTGCTTGTACTGGACGCTTGACTATGGCAAACCCATAAGGTGAGTGTACTTGACATGCCTGAACAGGATTAGGAGCACGTTGATCCCAGGCGTGTGCCAGTCCTGCTGTGACCAGCAAGACTACGGTTAATATTTTTTTCATTGGGTAGCCTTTTGAAATATGCTACTATTTAGTTAGTAACCCTTGAACGGCTTGACTATGCTTTGTGTGTTTACCAAGGCCGGTTCTAAACTGTTTGGGGTACTGATTTGTATTTTTTCAGCGGACAACCCGGACATTTTTAGTGCCTGATCAATAATTGGTTCAACTGAAGCATTGAATCCAGCAACCACAGCGTCTTCGCCAAATGCGGCTTGTGCTGACCACTCAGGCATGTTAGGTATGGGATCGTTAGTGCCGGCATCGCTACGGGCTCGGGCCATGGCCACACCCAAGCGATATATTTTGTACGGATCACTAGATGGTACACCGGGCAACACAAACACATGGTTCATGGGATCTGCTTGCTCTGGCGGCAAAGTTGCTTGTTCAGTGATAAATTCTCGGGCTCTCATTTGAAACCTTTGTGACCAATTATAGGACTGATTTTGTGTGTATCGTCTGGTTCTAGACTTTTTTCTTTGCTGTTGGGATGAAGTATGTCGTCCCACTCTGCCCCATATGCTTTATAAGCATGTTTGAGCATGTCGCTTTCTACTTTGGTGTAAGGATGTGCTGTATTATTTCTTCCAGCCCAACTTTCTTCAGGAACGTCAGGCATGGTTTTTCCATCTGCTGCCGCAACTATTTGCATTATACGATTTAACGTATAAGTTCTATCACTAGTGCCGGCCAATCTATGAGCCGATGGCATTACTGCTTCGTGATCCTTGTGAGGTTTAACTCCAGTATGGACCACAGGATCTTCAGTTAAAAACTCGTGTGCTCGCACCGTTAGCTCGAGGTTGAGCCGTACACGCCAGACTGTGCTGATGTGGCAGTACCTATTGCTGTGGCACTAAACACAGTACCAGTGATGCTCAGATAATTACCTGCGCCAACATAGTATTGTTGTACAGTATTTCCCGGAACCACAACAGAATTTGCGTACAGGTTGCCAGTTGGCATACTAGTGTTTACAGGAACACCATTGGCCTGTATGTATTGTGTCTGTGTTTGGATAACTTGAAAATTCACTGTGGCAAGAGTTGTGGCAATTTCCACCTTGTCAGTGGTCCAAAGAACGTTTGATCCAGTATTAACAACTTGAACGGCAGCCATTATTTCGAGTCCTTGGGTGGTTCACTCACAACTGGTTGAAACAAGTTGCGTGATTGATCCAACACACCCGGAATGTATACCGGTTGTTGTTTGTAACCGCCAGTGGCTGGACTGTGTGGGTTGATAACAGGGGGTGTTGTCAATGCTGTGGTAAAAGGTTGTGTGCTCATATTATGCTTTCATAAAACGTTGTAGTTCAGCCATTAAACTTTCAGCAACTTTTTTGTCACCGGCTGCTTTTTTGTCATCAACTGCTTTTTCGATAGTTTCTTTTTTGTCGCCGTCGTTGTCAACGTCAGGGAAGTCTGGCTTGGCGGCTTCTTTGATGCCGGCCATCTCACGCAAGCGATGCAAATCATCTGCACCCATGCGTTCTTCTTGTCCTGCAATTACAGGAATAGTTGTTTGGCCAGTTGATTTAGGACCATTTAATCCACCTGAATATTCAAAACTGTCTTGTGCTGTTTCGGTGTTGGTTGGAAAGTCAGGTTCATTTTGACTCACAACATCATCACCGTAGGCTTCGTCAACTGTTTCGCAGCCGCAGTCTTCTTGACCACATGCATCGCATACTTCGCCTTCTGCGTGATCATGATCTCCCATGGCTTGACGAATCTGTTGAGCCAATTGTTCTGCACCGTCAGCATCCATTGTGCCATTTACTTCGATAGCACCTGGATGATCCATATCAGCACCACCTTCAATGTGTGGGTAATCATGTCCGCCTAGGCCGGCGTTTTTCAACAACTCGCCTAGTTTGAGTGCATCATCATCTGTAGCAGTAACAGTCACGCTCTTGCTTGGTCCGCCTGTGGCGTCGGTGTTCATGTTCATGCTGACGTTCATACTTTCGCGAATCATGGTTTCAAGTTCACGATTCATGGAATCATAAATGCCTTGTCCAAAACCAAAGCCACTTGATGCTGTGGGAGTGTCAGTTCCGCCTGCCTCTTTGACTTTTTTAGGTTTGTCTTTTTTCTCATCATACTCAATGTCTTTGGCTACCTTCTTGCCGGCTTTTTCTGCCCGGGCATCTTCACTGCCACGCTTCTTGCCGTGAATGCCATCTTTCTTTTTCTCATCATACTCAATGTCCTTGGCCACCTTGCGGCCTGCACGTTCAGCACGGTTGTCACGAGTGGAAGTTTTTTCTTCGCCCATGGCCATTTCATCGTCCTCTTGATTCTGCATGTAGTCGTCCACAGCAGTCATCATGCCTTCGATCTTGGCCAACTTGGCTTGTACCCATTCTGGTAAGTTGTCGTTATCGCCCAGAATCTTTTCCAGGGCCTGTGCATGACGCACAATAGTCTTGATATCGTCTTTGGCCATTTCGCCTTCTTGGTCGTACTCACCGCGATCAGTGATGTCAAAATCATCTTCGTTGGTTTTCTTTTTGCTGTATGCAGTACGATCAGCCTTGCGTGATTTTGCGGTGACACGTTCTTGACGTGGGCCACTTGCACTCTTTGGACGACCACGTCCGCGCTTTTCACCTGCGGCTGGTTCATCACTGTCAGCGCCTACACTATAACCTGTGTTGGGATCAACTCTGCGTGTGACTCTGCGACCACCTGGAATCTCTTCAGTGTCATGCTTGTCGCCGTGTGTGACATCGCCTACTCGGCGAGCACCCATACGGCTCTTGACGTCTTTTTCCATTTCGTCCCAGCCCTCGTCCATGTCTTTTTTCACAGATTTGGTTCTAACCACAGCCGAGTGAAAGTTTTTCTTGTCAGCAGATATCTTGTTGTTGTATTTTTGAGCAAAGGACGTGGCACTGTCTTTGTCAGGGAATGTTTTCAGCAAATCATAATCAGCACCACCTGCTCTATCACCTTTTGTCTTGTGATACACATAGAACTGACCAACACCTTCGTCGGCCACTTGCTTGTTGCCACCTCGGCGCAACATAGCAAAGTCGTTGGCATCTAGTTTGCCGTTCTTGTTCATGTCAATTTTCTTTTGCTTGGAACTGAGTGCACCTTTGATGGCTTCAGCAGCCACATCGCCCAGCATCTCGTCAACTTCTTTCTTGGCGCCGGCAATCTTGTCAGCGAAAGTAATTTTGTCTGCAGGTGGAGCAAGTTTAGCAAATGACTTTTGTTTGGCAGTCATTGGAGCACCGCCTTCTTCGGCCATGCCCTTTTTTCTAGTTACAGGATTACTTGCATCACCGTAGCCACCTTGTGCTTTTTGTGCTGCCTGATCGTAATCTTGAGTATTAGGAGTGGCACCTTTGCCGATTGCTTTCTTTATATTGCTCCTGGCCTGTTGATTGAACTTGGCAAACTTGTTGCCTTGTGGACCGTAATCAGTTTCAGGGTCAGTTTCACTAGAGTCTCTATAGTATGGTCTTTCAGGAGGGCGACTTGCTAATTGCTTGGCAACACCGCCGGCCCACTTGGCTTGTCCTGATCGCTTACCAGCATAACTAGTCAATGTTGCTGGACTTAGTTCATCAAGTTCTTGTGGCTTCTTGCCTGTTTGTGGCATGCCCATTTTCTTTTGCAAGTCTTTACGCATGTCTTTGTCGCTACCATGACCCAGTCGGTTTAACACCGCGCCGCCAACTTTCTTAACTGCACTGCCAACTTTGCGAGCCATATCACCAAGACCTTCGTCTACTTCTTTGTTGTCATACTTGTCATACTTGTTGCGAACTGGATCAAGTGCCTTGCCTTCACGTCCGGCTTTGGCCAAGGCCTGCATGCCCGCTTTGCCATACTTCTCATAGCCTTTGGCTGCACGGCTCATGCCTTCTTCTTCTATTTTGCCAGATTTTTTCATCTTCTGAAACTGAGCACCTGCCACACGCTCACCGGCAGCCTTGCTACCGTATTCTTTACCAGCCTTCTTGGCCAAGGCATCAAACCCAGTGGTCTTGTTGTTGTGCTTGCCCATGTCACGCTCGTTCAGTTGCTTGTGCGTGGTTTCTGGCTTCTCGCGAATTGCGTTTAGTTTGTCGTTGAGATTGTAAAAAAATGTCATTATATTATCCTCTTGGGTTTGCGCCAGTGGCCGGGCGGGGTTGACGCTTGATATTGGTCATGGGGCTCTTGTTGCCCATTGGCAATTCATTTGTGGTTTTGGCAGGAGGAGTCTTGCCCCCGGCCACGGTAAAGTTACTGCGGTATGCATTTTTTAAGACTTCGTGATCGTAAGGACCAGTTGCATAGTCTTTCTTGAGTGCTCGCTGTTCTGCATCTGGTGCAGGATAAGGTGAATTCAACAGGTCTTGGTTCTCGTCCGCAATCTTGTCGCTTTCAATGTCAAGACTTTCTTCGTACGGAGTGGCCATCATCACAATGCGATTTGGATCCAGTCCCAACAACTGTGCCAGTTGTTTGATCTGTGGCTCAATGGCCGGATACTTAAATTCCACATCCACAATCTTCATTGGCTGATTGGGAAACGCCGGGAAGTCAGGGATCACTTTGCGAACTGGTGTGCTTTTGGCATCTGACATTTTGACAACGTCAAATTGAGCGCACTTGTCTCGAAGTTCTTTAAAAAAGCCATCAGGTACATCACCAACTACTTTGATACGGTAGTTGTATGTACGTTCGCTTTCGGCTAGGTATTTTGCAAATGGTTTCATATTCAGTATCCTATTGTATATTTATTCTTTTTGCGTGTTTTGGCTTTTGCCAATAATACGTTCCAGTAAATCATTGCGGCTTAGAACCACGCCGTGTGCTGTCTGTGCGGCGGCTATGCCTTCAGGATCTTTGGAATCCAGGGCCTGTTGCTGTTGATCCAGACGCATTTTCTTCATTTGTAGATCTATCATTTTTAGTTTTTTGTCCAGTTTGGCTGTCTTGGCTGTGATAGCATGTCCCAGCATGTTTGATGCTACTGAAAAGATTTCACTGGCAAATCGACTGTCGACCTGAAAACCAAGATCCATTAAATCCTTGTAACTGCCTGTTGCCAGGCCAGCAAGGTCGTCCATCTCGGTGTCAGTGGCTTCAAGTCCACGCACAGCAGGCAATGCATTGTCAACTTTGTCAATGGCATCATCTAGTGCTTGTAGTGTTTCTCGATTGGTGGGAAGTGTGGGTAGAGCAATGTCTACTTCTTCTGGGGTAGGTGGGAGATCAAAAAGGTCTTCAAGTTTGCGTGTCATGCCAATATTTAGTGGCTCACGCTCGACCGTTGTGAAACATATCTTGTTCGGTTATGACTCTGAATGTGAGTCCGTTGCGTCGGGCCCATTTGGTCGCCGCGTCCCACTTACAGTAATTGATTGCAACTATGGCACGATCCTTGCTACTCATTTTTGACTCAATCACGCTTTGCTTTTTGGGTTTGATTTCAATCAGTTCGGCCCGCATTTGATTGTTTTTGGTGCGATATGTTATTAGAAAGTCAGGAATGTATTGTGACATCTTGCCTGTGAGTGGATGACGATAGGGAATAGCAATTGATTCACTGGCCCATTGTAAAATATGATCATTTGAGTCTAGGAATCGCATAAACGAGAATTCCCACCCACTGCGATATCTGGGTTCACCATTGCCCACGTACTTGGCACGGTTGACCACAGTGTATGTGCCTTGTGCCCAGTGTGCCATTATTGTATGACGTTTCTAGCCGCGTAAAAATTTGGTGCCACTGGTATGCCCACACCCAACAGTGTGGCACGGCTACGGATGCTGTTGAGATAGTAGGCCATGTTGATGTTGAGATCCAGTTGCTCGCCGCTGGCCTGGAATGTTTGCAACAGAGTCAATGGTGGTATGTTGGTGTCTTGTGCTACTCGAAATAGGCTGGCAGTGAAGTTGTCTGCGGCTTGCTTTGTGGTCATTACTGATCGAAAATAACTGTTGACTATGTCATAGTCGCCCACAGGAATGTTCACATCATAGTCATAGAATGCATCAAACACTCGCACAGTTTGATCAATGTTGTAGTTGGTATAGTTAATGCTGGCCATAATCGGTAATTATCTAAAACTTTATTTTGGGGTAGGATAATACATGCCGCTGGCACGTCCGGGAATCTGACGCATGGCAGCCGGTACAGCGCCTTTGAGGTAATTGGTTCCCAGTGCTGTTGCTTCGTTAATGGCAATGCTCTTGAGATTTTTGTTTTTAAATGTATTGTAAGTTGTGCCGGCTTTTTGTACAGCACCAATAATGCCTAGTGGTCCGCCGCTTTGCAAATCTTCTATGATACCTCCAGCGGCATCCAACAGGCCACCTTGCCCCATGAAGTTGGCGCGACTGCCCGGTCTTGAAATTGGACTCAGTGTTTGGTCGTAGTGAGAGGGATCAGCAAAGCCGTGAATGTTTTGATCTGGTCTAGACTTGCCTACAGCACCTGCATAGTATTTCACAGTTTCATAAGCAATGGTCATGGTGTTTTGCATGGTGCCAGCACCTTCTGCATAAGAGTACTGATCATGTGCAAAATTAGTTATTACCGGATTGACCAACACATACGTTGATGTTTTGTGTTGATCCATTCCGGTTATCTGAATGTCAAGAAAGAATGGAGGTTTACCACTAGGGTCAGATGTACCATCATTGTATGCTTCACCAATGTATCCCCAATCGTTGACATTTGCCACACGCTGGTTGGCATAGATGTCCCGTGTGTTATAACTAAATCCCGTGACCTTGTTAGCACTTTCGCCTAGACTGCCATTGTTGCCATTTTCCAACACATCATTGTAACTTTGACTGGCATCTTTGTAGTAGTAATTGTAGTAGGCATACCACATTTTGCGTACATTGTCTCCGGCATCATCATGAAATACCACAGTGACGGGATCATAGTTGATCTTGGTCTGTACCACACGTTTGCGATTGTATTGATTGAGAGTTTCGTTGGCAATTGTGAACTTGGGTAGGTCCACAGTCTTGACCACATAACTCAATTGTGTACTACCGTTTACTCCGAGATAATTTGCAACAGTTTTTATACTGGTATTAATTGTAAAACTAACGTGAAAAAGGAACTTGTACCGAGGTTTAAGTTCAAATGAGTTGGGAGTAAAAACTTTGCTTGCGTGAGTATAATCACGCAAGGCATTGACTTCAGTAAACCCTTGCCAGAATTGTTGACCAAATGTTGGCATTGCCCTGCCCTTAGGCGCCTAGGCCAACACCTGTTACTGAACCACCGATTGTACGTCCAAGTCCTGTAGCGATAGCACCAATACCACCGTCGTTGACTGATGTCTTGACTTGTGCGGCGTTGTCGTAAGCAATATTCAAGTTGATTGTGACGCCTTCGTTGGTACCATAGTTCAATTCACCGTAGTCAGCACCCTTCAAGTAGCAACCATACAATTCCCACTGTTCAAGAACTGTGGGTGTGTCTGCGCCATTGCCACCATCAAGAATTTGAATAGTAGTCATGAACTTGTAGTCAATACCAGCTGCGGCCGACGCTTGTTCCAAGAAGTCCAACTGCTTCTGCATTTGTTCACCAACCAGTGTCATGACACTGCCTGATGCATCATCACGTACTGAGCATGCGATGTCAGCCCATGTGTGACGTCCGGCCAACTTTAATGTTGAGTTGTAAATTGGTAATGCGATTTCTTCAAATGTTAGATTAGGTCTAGCCACGCTGACAACTTGTTTGGTCATTTCTGTGGTTTCGTTAGTTACCCCAAAATTTTGAAACAATACTCTAAATCTATATTTGAGTTTGGGCATCAACAGGCCCTGTGCGCTCGCGGATTGATCGCTTGCTAACGGTACTGTCATTCTGTTTAGTGATGCGCTTGCCATTTGTTATCTCCTATATGTTTATTTACCTGAAACGGAGGCCGAAAAATCAGCCCCCAGTTTCATTATTGTCCGGCAGCAATTGCCCCAGTGTTCTTGATACGCAATGGAATATAGATGAATTCCACTGCTTTTACTGGCTCAATAGCAACGTCTACCCACAATTCATTGCGGTCAATACGTGCAGGAGTGTTGTTGCTCAAGTCACAAACAACCAGGTAATCATACAAGGCACGTTTGGCAACCAAGTCAATCATCAGGCTGTTGACACTGTTGGTAATTTGATTGCGTGTGATTGTGTCGTTGGGTTCGAACAAGTACAGTTTACCAATCTCTTCCAAGCGTCCACGCAAGAAACATACCAGTCGTGCAACGTTGATACGATCCAAGGCGGTAGTTGTTGTGGTCGAAGTTTTGTTACCAAAGTTGGTGATACCAATTCCAGGAATAAATGTAATTGGGTTAATATTACGCTCATACAAGATATCTCGTACTGACTGGCTCACACCAATCTGTGTAAACTCACCAGTCAAGGCGTTGATATAACCAATTGCAGTAGCATTGTCAACAACACCACGACGTGTACCAGCAGGTGCTAGCCATGGATAACTTGCGGCATCACTGCGCAAGATTGTACGAACCATCATGTGACTTGGAGGTTGTACAACGGTGTTACCACCAAGGTCACTAGTCTGACAACTTGGATAGAACACACCGCAATAGTTGCTGGTCAAGATGTTGCCATCACCGTTGGGTTGTCCCAGGCCATTGTTGTTAGTAGCAAATGCTGTTAAACTGTTGCCATCTGGGCCCAGGCGCATTGGTGTATCACCCACAACAAACAATGTGTTATTGCGCTCATTACTGAGTGCAATCATGTTTGGTGTCAACTCTGGGTAAGCAGGCGTAGCAACAATGTTGTATTGTGTCTGCTCTTCACGTGCTGTGACACTGGTGTCAATGCCCGATTTGAGTGCTTGCACAATGATTTGACGTTGTGCCAAGCGACCCGACCACATTGAGCCGTTGTCTTTGTTGCCACTTGCTGTGAGCCATGTGTTGAGGTTAATCAAATCCCAGTATGCAGTATTACTCGGAGCAGTTCCCGGAGTAGTAGTCGCTGTACAGACGTAGATACCGTTGTTATAACTCACAAAGTCATTGTACACATAGACTGTGGTTGCTGAATATGCATCAATTGCATAGTCAGTAGCTGTGGTTGTAAAGTAATTTTGTTGGAAACTCTTTACGTTGTAGCCAGAACGGCGTGTGTTAAACAACAATGTACCTTGTGCATACAGTGCTGGGTTAGGAGCATCTGGATCAAGATAGTCGCTGGTCAACAAACTCACAATGCTTGGTAATGCATCTGCCACGGGATCTGTTGTGCCATTTGTGGCCCAACGTGCATCAGCAAACAAAATACCATTTTGTGTGGTTTGATCAGTGGTGTCAATTTCTACCCATTGTGCAACTCCGCTGACTGCTTGCCAACGATACAGTTTAGGATAGTTTTCCAAGTCACTGGTATCAATCCACAAATCACCGTATACCAATGGGCTCAGTGCTGTGTCAGTTTGTGTCGTGGGTGCTGTGGCACTGATAATAGGACCAGTAGCATTACAATTTGTTAGGTTATAACCACGAACGTCGTTGGTAACGTTTTGATACCCTTGCCAAGAGCCATCGTCTTGGATCATGATATCAGCCGCATCAACTGCGCTGTAGTACCATAAACGACCATCTGCAGGATCTTGATCCGGTGCAGTTGAACTCGGAGAATATGTAAACAATGGACTGGTAACAAAATTACTGGCTCTTAGGTAATTTGCATCAGTTGGTTGAGTTGTCACTTGATCTGGTGAACCCACAGCAAATCCAGCAATAGTAACTGGAGTACCGGAAGTATTTTTCAAGAATATTGTTCCGCCAGCACTGTGAGTAAACACAATATTACCTGCTGAGTTCACACTTGCACTTGCATATGGAACGTTGGCAGCCGATACTGCCTGGATAAAGTTACTTACAGTACCTGTACCACCAATTGTAACTGTTGCAATGATATTAGTAGTTGTGCCCGGCTGTGTAGCATTTAACAGAAAGGTACTACCAACTGTGAATGCATTTCCAGTTGGGATCGTGGTGCCAGTTATCACTGTGGATCCAAATGCATAGCGTTCATAAACTATGAATGCCGCTGTTGGAATAGTGGTAGTGTATTGGTATTGATTCCAACCAATGTAAGTGGTACCAGCTGGGATATTTTTACCGCCGCCTGTAGGGTCAAGACTGTAAAGCGCGGCGCTATCGCCTGTGTAGGCTGGACAGGTTTGTGCTATCCAGGTACCTAAAGCGGCACTGTATTGTTTAACAACCACATTCAATCCGTTGTTGGCTGTGCTCATGTTATGCCACACAGAACCAGTGGGTCTTGCAAGTAACGGATCTTGTCCTGATATCCACTTGGGTTGCTCGTAACTGTAACTAGGCAAGTATTGTGGAGCAGGATACTGACTTACTGCAATGCCCAATTGATCCAGCAAAACTTGACTACCGTTTGTACTGAGTGAAATTTCAATAAAACCATCATTGCTCAGTGTTGAGTTGTCGGTGCCTGCGGTACTATTGGCATAGATGTAAAGTTGGTTATTGACTGCCTGTGCAGTAAAACCATATGCTGTACCAGCACTAGTAATTACAGATGCCAATCCAGCCACTGTATTTGTTGCGCCAACTGTAACTGTAATACCATTAATCTTAAAATTATAACCTACTGTTAATGCTGATCCAGTGACAGAGTTTGTTCCTGCTACTGTTGGGTACGAAATTTTCCATGCATCGCTACCCAGTTGAACCCAGGCGTTACTAGAGTTTTTGTAATAAGCAAAAAGGTATTCATCAATTGCTACCACTGCATAATCACCAATGCTACCAACTGTGGTCAGTGGAGTGTAGTTGGCAATGGGGGTCCCGGAACCGCCTACTACATCAGTTACATCTGTAATCACCAATGGTGTTACTGAGTCAAATACTTGTGTGGCAGCATTCCACTCAAAAATACCCCAAGTTGACACACCGGTATCTATCCAGTATGTTCCGTTAGCGGCAGTGCCAGTAGGACGAGTCAAACTGGCTGTGAGTGCTGTTAAATCAACATCAGCACGTTGTACATAGCAACGATTACTAACGCCAAGTGCAGAATAAGCGGCAAGCAAGCCGTATTCGTTGAGTTCGTATCCGTTGATAGGAGTACCAGTTGTGGTGTTGTAGAAAAACGGTACACCAAATGTCTGTGCCAAATCGCGTTGGCTTGTGATCAAATATGTTTTGTTTGCATTAGCGGCAAGAGTACCGGCTGCTACAGTGACCCCGTCACTGGATACTTTGTTTTGCGCTGTGGCAACCAAAAAGTAAGGTACTGTGTTAACGGCTGAAGGTATATATTGACTCTGGTCAATTACTGTTACTTCTACGCCAGGTGATGTTAAAGCCATAATGGTTTCCTTTTCAAGTTCTAATATTTATTGGCAACCGCCAAAAACACCTGGTTTGAGCGACCTATATGTAGGCTCGTGTGCTAAATACTGTATGAGACCATTTTGTAAAGTATGCGGAACGCAACCTCGGGCGGTGGCCTATCACAAATATGATCGTGTGTACTATAGATCAATGTGTACCGCTTGTCAGCGCCGTGGGCGCAAGCAGAAAGCACCTGTACCTCGCTGGCAACTAGACGGGTACAAGAAAAAACCCGCATGTGACAAATGCGGGTTCAAAGCTAGATATCCTAGTCAGTTATTTGTTTTTCACATCGACGGTGATTTAGTCAATAGCAATCAACGCAATCTTAGAACTGTGTGTTTGAACTGTAGTATTGAAGTGAAGCGTAGTGATGTTACCTGGCGTCGCGGCGACCTTGAACCAGATTTTTAACTTGCTGGTACAAGTCATCCAGGGTACCATTGTTGTCTAGTACAACATCAAATTCTGTTCCAACCCAGGCGGTTTCCGATGTATGAACGCCATATTTTTCCAATTTGCGCTGACTCAGTGCCCAGGTGCTATTGCCGTTTGCCCCACGATTCACACTCAATGCGGCATCATACCAGGTGGGTTCTGGCCCGCGAGTTACCCTGATAACTCTTCCCCCGGTGTTTTTGATAGCACGTATTTCGTTGGGAAAACGACAATCACTTATCACCACATCATCTTGACTGTGACGCAGTTTGTTTTCTAAACTGGCAATCCAGATATCATCGTGGAAGCCGGCTCTGCACACTTCTGTTCCCCAGTATTGCAAAATCCAACGTGGTGTTAGTGTGGGCATGTGCAAGCGTTCTGCCCACCAGGGATCCACTTGTTCTCGCCATTCACGTGCTTGTTTTGTACGTCCTTCTAGCATGGTTCTATCCCACCCAAAAACTTGTGCTACAGCATCTTTTAGCGTTGACGCAAAACTTTCTCTACGAAAGTGATGCAAGTTTACCAGGTAGTCAGCAATAGTGTCTTTGCCAGAACCAATAAATCCGCAGATGCCAATGATCATACCAGTTCCTTTATGTTTAAATGTCTAAGTGTAGTTTGTAGTAGTTCTATCTGTCTGCGACAGTCTTCTAGCGCATGATGACTAGTAGGGGGTTTAGGAAGTTCGGGCCATAGTCCAAACACTGTACGACTATCTCGCACTGAGTAATATTGCCAAGGGATAGGTTTGTTATAACTTTTGTAGGCATGTTCTAGTATATTCATGTCATAAGTTGGACCTTGCGCCCAGATACGTTTGGCATGCCATATCAGTCGTCCCAGCCCATCAAGGGCTTCGTCAAGTGGTATTCTATCCTCTTCAGCAAAGGCTTCGGCTTGTGCCGCTTTTTGAGTGGCCCACCAGTCTATTGTACCTTGTTCAATTTTACGATCGGGTTGGCTTTCTAATGTAACTCTAGCATAGTAATGCTGGTCGAAGAAGCCATGACCAAGTGGATCAAATGCCTGTGCGGCAATAGTAAGAATAGTGGTATCGGGGCCTGTTGCCAGGCCCTCCAAATCAATCATCAGGTCCATTTAATGATTGTAACACGATTGCAATAGTTTGTCGAGCGCGGTTTAACCAATTACCCAGGTAAGTGGTTGACTTGCATCCACGTACATTTTGAGTTCTTCAATTTTGGCATCCATGATGGCTTGCCCTTCTGATTTCATGGCAGCACCGTTCAATTGGCCGCCACCTTGTGGGCCGGCAATGGTTGAAAACTTTTCACGTGCTTCACCAATGATCATTTTACAAGCACCAACCATGTAGTCCCGAATCCATTGTTGGATTTGGTAGTCACTCAGTAACTGAATTTCAGGTTTGGTTTGATACACCCAAAGCAGTACATTTTCGCCAGTGCCTTTTGGGTCACGAATCAGTTGCAGTTTCTTGGTCACAGGATTCCAGGTGTAGTTCATGTATGCGCCAAACATACGTCCAGCAAGTTCAACATACTGGCTGTAGAAATCGTATGTGGCTAGTCCGCCTGCCACGTTGAAGTTCATGAGATAAACGTTGATCGAAGCCTGTGCAAAGGGATCAAAGTTTGAGGCAAAAGGACCAGTGCTATCACCAAAAGTTCTGCGAAATATTTGACGCACACTTTGCACTTCTTGCGGTAAAGTATAGATATTCAAGTCACGAATCAACTCCATGAAGATGTAGGCCTCTTCGTAGGCGTTTTGCGCACGTTGGCGATAAACACCTAGAGTTCGTTGATATGCCGCTTCGTAGTGTGCAGGGTCTAATTCAAGATCAATAATTTGATCACCCATGGTTAATTTGCAATACTCAATAAGATTTTGCTTTAACTCAGGTAGTGTATTTTGTTCAGCCATTGGGAACTCCGTTCCCTATATTTATCGGGCCTGCGAGATCCAACCAATCAGTCGATCAGCAATTAGTTGGTGCCCAAGTTGGTTTGGATGTGCAAAATTAGGACGGATATAGATATTGTCGCCTACGTCCAGCAAGTGTTCTCCGTTGTGTTTGCTGGCGTCAAACCAATCGGCCACAGTTTCGTTGCCCTGTGCCCAAATTTTACTAGTGTCTACTCCGGGCAACCACGTGGGGTATCGCACCCAGCCAGAAAAATAATAGTCAACAAATCCTAAATTTGCGCACCAGGCTTGTAGCGCACTCACAGTGGCGCTAGATCTCATGATTTCGTGTTCTTGACGGTGAAAATGTAAGTATACTTCTTTTAACTTGGCGTTTAAATCTGATCCCCATTCAAAAAATCGAGGAAAGTGTGCGGTTCTAGTAGGGTTGGTTAGAAAAAACACAGCGGTCACTTGATCGCCCGGTTCATGTGATTCAGAAACGTACCGTTGTAGTTGATACTGCATGTCTTCGTTGCTGGCGCCTGCAGACCCGTAGTTGTAAAACTTGTCGTATCCAAGTGCATGTTGTATCAATTCACCATAGCGTTGGTCACCAAAGTTTAATTCAGCACCCTCAGGCCAGCTATCACCTAGTGTTAAAAGAACTTGTTGCATTTTTGGATTTGTTTAGCGAGTGTATCTTGATGTTGTTTTCTACTTTGTCTGGGCAAAATTTACATTGCGGAATCACCTCATCAATATCATCGATGAATTGTTGGCCACGTTGATCAAACTCATTTACGGTCAACGGTTTGTAACTGTTTAGTAATTTTCGGTCCTCATCGGAGATGTTCAAATGATGTTGTTGATCAAACTCTGGAAAAAGTGCCACGGGACCACATTTGTATAATTTTGCACGAATAAAATGATAACATTGATATTGAACAAATCCACATATATTGTGTGCGGCTATTGGATCGCTTTGATGTAAAGAGAATTGATTTAGATTATTTTTTTGTATCGATGATGGGTTAAAGTCATCTTGAAGATATAGATTTATTCGGATATCATTTGAGTCTACAAATGTATAATTTGCGTTCCAAGTTTTTGTTGGATCTTTTTTGCCATCAAAAAATTCTAATTTTCCTGGTAAGAATTTTTTTACTTCATCAAAATGACGATCTAAATCGTTAGCATTGTGTACACTGATGCCAATCCAATTTTTTCCATCTTTAACAGGTTGATGACTTGCCATTGCATCATATAATCCAGGTACCTGGTTCAGTCGTGTACCGTTGGTGAGAACATTCACACGTTTGTTCCAGAGACGATTTAATCCTGTTATCCAATCACATATAGACGGATTCAGTAGAGGTTCACCACCTAGTATGGTTACTCGCTGTAGTCTTACTTTTTTGGACCATTCGGTATATAATTCTTCGTAATCACTCCAGCGTTGCCAACCTGCAAAGTCGTGATCGTTAAATCTATTGCATTGAGGACAGGCCAAGTTACAAACATTGGTTATGTAAAACTCAATGTTTGGAATGTATGTTCTTGGATCGTCAGGATGGTCATCTGGCCAATGCGGGGGATATCTCATCCCCTATTTACCAGGCTTTGAGTATGATCAAGTTCTCAGTGCCCCGGGCATTCCAAGGTGTTTCTGTAGTGGTTAGATCTTTGTAAATTTTTCTAGCGGCCGGTTTACCTGCGGCTTGTATAGATTTGACAACATCTGCTGGCTTGCGCACAGTTTTTTGTAGCGTTTCTACTGTACTGTAACCAATTACACTATTGTTTTTAATAGTAAATGCCTGTGTGTGACTGTCGGCCACAACATGAATCAACTTGCGTTTTTTAGTATCATACAACCAGGCTTCGGCTTTGTCTACTAGGTTTGCGGCCGGTAATCCTTTGAGTTTGAGTTCTGCAAATTCTAGAACGTGTTTGAACTTTGCGGCACGTTTCTCTGGAGGCACCGCTCGGACCTTGCGTGGTTTGCGTTCCACTTTCTTGATCTGTACGTAAGCGCCACAGTCGTTGATCACTGCTTCGCAAAACTTCACACAGTTACGCAATTGAATCTTGGTCAGATACGAGTATGCTTCAACTAACAATGGATCTTTGCCTTCCACTGCCGCTTCAAACTCTACTAGTTTGCGTTTCCAACGATTGGCAATTTCGCTAATCATCTGCGGTGCCACATTCATACCACGAATCATCATGATGGGCTTGTAGTCTGCTGACATTTTTGCACCAGCAACCATAAATTCGTCAAACATGCCATCAAGTTCAGCCGCACACTCTCCAACTTTTTCTCTCAAGCGATCTTGAATGTTAGGCCGGGCAGGGCCTTCTACTACAAGTTCATCCTCTACTTCGGCATTTTGTTTGCTGGTTAAAATTTCTCGCAACAAGTTGTCCAGTTTGATTTCTTCATGCTCATCTAACTGCAGGCCCACCATCTTCATGCGACACAACCAGCCTGTGGTCAGTCGTATTGCTGAGTCGGGTATGCGTTTTAGTGTGCGCACATCTGCTCGGCGATCCTGTGATTCCAGATAGTTCACAATCATTTCACGGGCATCTTTTTTGCCGTAAAAGTAATTGTACCAGGAAAATGCTTTGCTCAACGCACTGATGCGATTTTCTGTGGGTTGAGCACGCCAGGCAGGCTCGCCGCCCATGACATTGGTATCTGAACTGCGAGGATTTAAGAGTTTAACCGGTTTCACAAGGACTCCTTAAAGATTATGTGTAATTATAGCAGTTCTGGATTTATTGGTCAACCTCCCATAAATACAAGTTATGCCACGCCTAAGTTTATACCGCCCAAATCGAACCCGCGATTACCAATTTTTGGATCGTACCATCTCCGAAATGTACACCGTTGGAGGTATGGACATTTTCCTGCACCGATACATGGGACCACAAACTGGTGGGGAAGATTCAGCGTTTTCGGGCAACGGTGATGCTACCCAACCCATTTATGACACCCTAGATCCACTAAACATCCAAGACTTGCTGTTGCTGGAAAACCGTGACAGGATTTACGATCCGGATGTGTACTGCATGCGCGGGGTATACAATCACCAAGACATTGACTTTGATCTAACACAGTTTGGACTGTTCCTAAACAACGATACTTTGTTTATCACATTCCACTTCAACGACATGATTGACAGTCTGGGACGCAAGATCATGAACGGTGATGTGTTAGAAGTGCCCAACTTGAAAGATTACTATCCACTTAATCAAGCAATTCCTCAGCCCTTGCCCAGGTACTATGTGGTTCAAGATGCTGACTATGCCACAGAAGGTATGAGCCAAACTTGGTTGCCACACACTTGGCGTGTGAAAGCAACTCCAATGACCAACAATCAAGAGTTCAAAGACATACTCAAGAAACCAGTGGTGTCAGAAAATATTTGGGATCCGGGCAACTTCTATCCCACAGGATGGGTTACCAATTACGGTGATGTATACTATCGTGCCAAACAAAACACTCCGGCTGGCACAGATATCAATAATACTGACTACTGGGAATTGTATACTCCGCCCACACAAAGCGAAGTGTTTAGCACTCGTCCCAAAGACAATCAAATCAACGATGCTATTCTCACACAAGCAGATGTGGAAGTGCCACTATCGGGCTACGATGTCAAGCCTCTCTATGTTGTGGCCACAGTGGACGACGGTCAACCGGCCAATCCTACTTCACTAACCACAATCAATGGAGACACAGTAGACGGCACACAAGGTGGCATGAATGTAACACCCAAAGCAGATGGCTACACTGTAGGTTATCTAACTGGCGATGGTGTTCCGCCAAACGGGTTGCCAGTTACCTCGGGCGTACAATTCCCGCTTGGCGCTGTGGCCGGCGACTACTGCTTGCGAGTAGATTACTTCCCCAATCGTTTGTTCCGGTACGACAGCAAGCGATGGATCAAAATTGAAGACAAAGTGCGAACCAATCTCAACAACGGGCCCACCAATGATACTTTACGGTCGGGCTTTGTGAACAATACATACACTACGTCCACAACGGATCTTGGTAATATTCCACAACGTCAGAGTCTCAGCCAGATACTCCGACCACGTGCCGACAACGGAGACCAGAAAGGTTTTCAAGATCCCAATCCGCCTCCAGCGACACAACCGGGCCAGAAATCGAGTTAATCATGAGTCAAATGTTCTTTTACGATGCGCAAATACGCAGATTTTTATTACAGTTCACACGAATCGTTAGTAACTTTCAAATTGAATATGGCAACGAAACAGATGGTGTGAACAACGCTGCCTTGATACGTGTGCCTGTTCGCTATGGAGATGCCAGTCGCAATGCACAAGTCATCATTCAAGAGAACAGTCGTAACTCAATGCCAGCCAGTCCCTTGATGACATTCTACGTGTCTAGTCTGGATTATGATCGTCCTAGAATGCAAGAACCATATCATGTGAGCAAACTCAATGTGCGCCAACGTGCTTATGATACCGAAACAGACTCATTTGAAACCACACAAGGCAATGCATTTACTGTAGAACGACTAATGCCTGTGCCTTACAAACTAGGCATTACATTGGATATTTGGACCAGCAATACCAATCAAAAAATGCAGTTGCTAGAACAGATACTGACCTTGTTTAACCCCAGTTTAGAAGTACAAAGCACAGACAACTTTATTGACTGGACCAGTTTGAGCGTGGTTGATTTAGAGTCAGTGACATGGACTTCAAGAACTGTGCCCATTGGCACAGAGAATCCCATTGACATGGCCACTATTAAATTTAGTTTGCCTATCTGGATCTCAAGTCCGGCCAAGGTCAAGAAACTAGGTGTGGTAGAACGTGTGATCATGAGCATGTATGATGCTCAAGGTGATCTGAGCAATGCTGTTACAGACAATGACTTGCTGTTGGGCACTAGAGTCATAGTTACTCCTTGGAACTACGAAATTGTGGTGATTGGCAATCAAATACAATGTTTACAAGGGCGCACTATTGTACCCAATGGCGCCAACCAAGACTTGACTCCCACTGCAATTGTAGCAGGCAGTAGCCTGTTGTGGCCGGCTGTGATCAGTGCTTATGGTGTACTACGTCCAGGTATCAGTCAAATACGACTGGATCAAGAGGATGGTACCACAATTGTGGGTACCATTGTGATCAACCCCAATGATGATCGATTGTTGATCTACAACATCGATCAAGACACAGCACCACAAAACACTCTAGATCCCATCACTGCCATCATTGATCCACTAATATCCGGACCCAATTATGGACTTGATCCGCCTGCTGTGGGTCAACGCTATTTGTTGACTGACGCAACTGGATCAAACATTAATACCTATCCCGCAGAAGCATGGCAAGGTTCTGTTGGGCAACAGTTGATTGCATCTGCCAACGATGTTATTGAATGGACTGGTACTTACTGGCGAATTGTTTTTAATAGTGTGGCACAAGCAGACACTGTTCAATACGTTACAAACATCACAACAGGTGTTCAATATGAGTGGACTGGAGTTGAGTGGGTTAAAAGTTATCAAGGTGTTTACGTTGGAGGCACATGGAGTCTAGTGCTTTGAAGGCAGTGGGTGTGTGGTTCCGTAGTCGGGACACCAAACGTTATCTTTATCTGTTACGTAACGACGCCAAACATCCTGGTGCCTGGGGTCTGCCAGGTGGCAAGATTGAAACAGGCGAAACACTACTGGGTGGTATGGAACGTGAGTGCATTGAAGAACTGGGTTTCTTTCCCACTTACTTGCGATTGATACCACTAGAAAAATTTACCTCAGCAGATTTGGCTTTTGAATATCACACTTGGGTTTGTATTGTAGATGCAGAGTTTGTTCCCAGACTCAACTACGAACACCTGGGATATGCCTGGATTGATGCTGGCACTTGGCCCAAGCCCATGCATCCTGGATTATGGAATACTATGAATATTGATGCTGTGCAACAAAAAATTCAGCAAGTGGAACAGACTTTATAGTCTACCAACCACAATCTCGATCATACCCGATACACCGTTAAAGTTTTCTAGTGCCTTACCGATCACTGTGCCCATAGCAGGAGTGGCACTGGCCTGTGCGGCACCGTTGCTGGCTGTGACCATCATGTCACCTTTGCGTATGGTGCCCGTAACTGAAGTTGGCACACGACCTGTCAAGGCCACTGCTACCTTGTGTGTGCTTTCAAGCACACTATTCATCAAGTGAGCAGGATTTGTAGATACCACACCGGCCACTCGAGGATCAGCAACAGCAGTTGATACTGTAACTTCATTGTTGCCACCAAACACCAACACAGTTCCCGGTGTGTATTCAGCGTCAGTTGAATACAATTCTGCCAAGTCAGCGTATTGTGCTGTGGTTGCTTTACCAAACACAGTGTTAAAATAAACAGTTGCGCTACCAATGTTACCAACGCCGTTTGCGTTGTTATTGACAATATTACCACCACTGATGTTGCCGGTTGATACTGTTAAACTTGAACCTGTAATAGCTGCGCCTGTGATAGCACCAGTAACCGATATTACAGCACCCAAATGACTTGTGCCGGTTATGGTACCGCCTGCTGATATCAATCCAGCAGTTAATAAATTACCACCTGTAACGTTGGCAGTTACTACCAAACTACCCAGAGTACCAACACTTGTAATGTTAGTTTGAGCGGCTGTGGTCAATGTACCAACAATGTTGGTGCCACTCAAGTTGCCACCTGTAATGTTACCAGTTGCTGATACTATACCAGTTACTAAAACACCAGTTGTGGCTACGACAACCACATTTGAAGTACCACCAATTGTGATGTTAGCATTGCCACCCGAAGTACCAATGTTGGCTTCACTTGTGCCGTTGAATATTTTGCTGGCACTGAGTCCAGTTAAGGCCGCGCCGTTACCAATAAAATACGGAGCAGTTACGTTGGCGGCTGCGGATATTAATCCACCTGTTAACAAGTTACCACCAGTTACGTTACCACTCACGCTGTTTATACCAGTTATGTAGGCCCCAGTAGTAGCAAATACAGCCACGTTTGACGTACCACCAACTGTGATGTTGGCGTTACCACCACTTGTGCCAATATTAGCTTCTGAAGTTCCGTTGTAGATCTTGCTGGCACTGAGTCCAGTTAATGCGGCTCCGTTGCCAACAAAAAATGGAGCAGTTATGTTACCAGTAGCACTTATTAATCCACCAGTTAAGATATTACCACCAGAAATGTTGGCAGCACTGGTGATTGTACTTGTAGCACTTATTAATCCACCAGTGAGCAGGTTACCACCGGAGACGTTGCCTGAAAATGTAGCACTAGCAACAACCAGTGTACCAATAATGTTTCCGCCGTAGATGTTGCCCGTAGCGGAGATAATACCACCACTAGATATGATGTTACCCGTTGCCGATATTCCTGTTGTGCCGTCTAGTGATAATGCCATTTAAATTTATCCTTACTGTATTTATGGTGCGTAAACATATAATGTTGAAGCATCGGGCACCGTGATGTTGTATCCAGTTGCAATTGTAACTGGGCCCAGCAACAAAGCATTAACTGCATTTGCCACAGTCACGTTAGCACTCAGCGTTTTTGGCCCTGCAAATGACCCATACATGGTCAAACTGCCCAGGTTAATAACCACGGTATTTGACGCACCGCCCACGCTCATAGCAATATTGCCCGAAGACACAGGTATGCTGATATTGGTAGCACCATTACTGATACTGTTACTGGCCCCTGCGTTAAGCCCAGTTAAAAACGCACCATTTCCAATAAAATAGTTACCTGTAATGTTGCCGGTTGCTGAAATTTGTCCAGCAGTCAAGATGTTGCCACCAGTGGTATTGCCAGTCACTGTTAGTGCAGTCAATGTACCAACACTTGTGATGTTTGGCTGAGCCGATGTGGTTACTGTGCCTGCGGTACCTGCTGTGGTAGCACTGCCCACAGTCAATGATGAAGCAGTACCAGTCAACCCAGTGCCGGCACCACTGAATGATGACCCAGTTACAGTACCAGTAGCAGAAACTAAACCACCAGTCAAATAGTTGGCTGCTGTGCTGTTACCAGTACTGGAAATTAAACCATTATTTAAAATGTTGCCACCAGTTATGTTGCCTGTGGCTGTTACTACGCCTGCTGTGGTTAAATTACCACCTGTGACATTGCCCGTTGCTGTTACTACACCGCCAGTGGTGATATTGCCGCCCGAAACGTTGGCTACCGAAATAATACCACCTGTGGCTGTTAAAATGCCGCTGGTGATCAAATTACCGCCTGTGATATTACCAGTGGCACTTATCAATCCAGAAGTTAAAACGTTACCACTGGTTACATAAACACTGCCCGAAACATCTAATGCGTTGCCGGCAGAAATAACACCAATGCCAACGTTGCCTGCAAAATAGTTGTTGGCTGTGCCCGAAAAATATGCACCCCATCTATTAGTACCACGATTAACAGAAGATCTAAATCCATATGCACTGGTAGCATTGGCCACTGCATTGTTGGGATCTTGTACAGTATATCCGCTCCAACTGTTAATTACAGGTGCTGAGCCCACTGTAAAACTAGGCGTAGAAACAAAAGATCCATACCAGTTTGTGATGTTTGCGTTGCCGGCTGCTCCATTATCCAATCGTATGAACTCATTGTACATACTACTAATATTGCCGGAATATGTTTGTATTGTGGGCAAAAATAACAGGCCATACCAAGCGGATAAATCACCTTGTGGAGTCAAAGAATGCTGGCCGTTCAGCAAGTAACCAGATGAGCCAGAAGGATTACTGTTACCTGTTAGGTTCAACAATGCACCAGTTGTACCACTGCTTCTTCCGGTGGCCGCTAACAATGCTGTGCCGGTACCTGTTGTAAGGCCACCAGATCCAATACCAGACCCAGTGGTGGTTCCTGTAACGCTTAGGGTACTGCCTACTATGTTGCCACCAGTTATGTTGCCTGTGGATGATATCAATCCACCTGTAAGCAGATTGCCACCTGTGATGTTGGCGGCACTGGTGATTGTTGATGTTGCTGATATCAAACCACCTGTTAATACATTACCACCAATTACGTTGCCGGTTGCTGATACCAGTCCGGCGGTTAAAATGTTGCCACCAGTAATGTTGGCCACGGCTGACACCACGGCCCCAGATAATACGTTACCACCTGTGATGTTGGCAGTTGCTGATACTAGTCCACCAGTTAGAATGTTACCACCGGTTATATTGGCCGCTGAGGTGATTGTGCTAGTGGCTGATATCAATCCAGCCGTTAAGATGTTACCGTGTATAGCATTACCAGTTGAACTCATAATGCCAGCGGTAAGTATATTACCACTGGTTATGTTGCCTGTGGCTGATATCAAACCAGCAGTTAATAAGTTACCACCTGTGATGTTAGCCGCTGAGGTGATTGTGCTAGTGGCTGAGATCAAACCAGCAGTCAAGATATTGCCACCGGTTATATTCGCGGCGCTTGTGATAGTCGAAGTGGCGCTAATCAATCCACCTGTCAACAAATTGCCACCTGTGACGTTACCTGCTACACTGAGTGCAGTGCCTGATGTGTTGGCAATGGCAACTAGAGTGTTGGCGCTGAATGTTACGTTACCATTGCCTGTGGCTGTGCCAATGTTGATGTTGGTAATAGAGTTAGCAACACCGTTTTCACCAATGCTCACAGTCTTGGTATTGCCTGAACTGACTGCACCGTTGGCAATGTATACCCCTTGTGTGGCAGTTGAGCGACCAAGTTGAATAAAACCAGTTTGCGATGGACCACCGATAGTGTTATTAGCAGTAAGTTGACCAGTACCAATAAGAATCTCAGATCCTGTTGTTACAAACTGTACCCCGCCAATCACACTTAAAGTTCTTATAGTAGCAGAAGCGTTAGTATATAAATTACCAGCATTAACATTACCTGTGGCTGATACAACACCTACTGTGTTAATGTTGCCACCAGTGATGTTGCCCACAGCCGAAACCACGCCGCCTGCGCTGACATCAGCGGTGCTGGCGATGTTGCCACCTGTTACATTGCCTGTTACAGATACTACTGCACCCAAATGACTTGAGCCAGTGATAGTTCCTGTTGAACTGATCAGTCCACCTGTTAGTAAGTTACCGCCTGTAACGTTGGCTGTCACTGCTAAACTGCCCAATGTGCCAACACTTGTGATATTGGTTTGAGCGGCTGTGGTCAGTGTGCCAACAATGTTAGTACCTGACAAGTTGCCACCTGTAATATTACCGGCCGCACTTACCACGCCAGGAGTAAGCAAATTACCACCAGTTACGTTGGCTGTTGCCGAAATCAACCCACTAGTATTTAAACTGCCTGCTGAAATGTTGCCAGCACTGACGTTGGCCACTGTGGTGTTACCACTTACACTGAGTGTGCCTGTGGCCGAAATTGATCCAGCAGTTAATAAATTGCCGCCTGTGACGTTTCCAGTTGCGCTGACCACACCTGTGATGTATTCACCTGTTGTGGCAAACACAGCCACGTTTGCGGTGCCACCAATATTGACTGTGGCATTGCCACCTGCGCTGACTATTGAGACATTGCTTGTGCCGCTGGCAATGTTGCTGGGATTGATACTGATCCCAGTTAATTGCGATCCGTTACCTAAGATATAGTTGCCAGAAACGTTGCCAACAGCACTGACATATCCGTTTGATACCAGTGTGTTGGCAGTTATGATGTTGGCCGTAGACAGTATGCGTGTCCAGGTATTACCGACGTTGGAAAACTGATATGTTATGTTGTTGACAACAGCAGTCTGGCCGTTCGTCGGCGATACTGGAAAGGCCATCTTCTATCCTTTATTGCATACTTATTACGATTTCGATAGTGCCTTCGCCGCCGCTAAAGTTCTCCAATGATTTACCAATCACAGTACCTGTTGAAGGATTAGATTCGGCTCGCGCACGTCCATTTCCAGCAGATACCATCATGTCGCCTTTGGCGATTGTACCAGTCACTTGAGTTGGCACACGACCAGCCAAGGCTACAGCAGTCACATGAGCCCCATCCAGGGTGGAGTTCATCAAGTGAGCAGGGTTGGTAGATACCACACCCGCCACTCGCTTGCTAGAATCACATGTACTTATTGTGACTTCTTGTGTGCCGTCAAAATCCAACACAGTTCCGGGTGTGTAAGCCGCATCAGCCAGGTAATTTTCAGCCAAGTCAGCATATTGTGCTGTGGTCGCCTTACCAAATATAGTGTTAAAATAGGTTGTTGCGCTGCCGATGTTGGCAGTGGCATTGCTACTGGTTGGCATGATATTGCTTGAAATATTGACATTACCAGTACCGTTTGGCGTCAACACAATGTTACCATTACTGGCTGTGGTAGAAATATCCAGTTGCCCAGAATCTTGAATTGTACCAGAAACAATCAAGTTTCCTGAGATGTTACCAAGACCAATGTTCAAGTTGCCGCCAGTTATATTACCTGTTGCAGATATTAATCCACCTGTCAAGATGTTACCATGTATAGCATTACCAGTCGAACTCATCACACCAGCCGTTAGAACGTTACCACCGGTTACGTTGCCACTCACACTCAACAAACCAGTGATATATTCACCGGTTGTGGCAAACACAGCCACGTTTGATGTTCCACCAATTGTGATGTTGGCATTGCCACTGGCTGACTGAATATCAATCAGTGTGGTTCCGTTTTGAATTCTATCGCCTAGAATGTTGCCAGTTAGTGTTGCATTACCGGTCACAGTCAAGTCACCAGTAATGCTTAAACCAGCATTGTACCATACACCAATATTGGCTGTGCCAGCCACTGTGTGTGTGATATTGCCGCCGGACCCATTGACTTTGACGTTTGATGTGCCGTTTATGATCTGAGTGGCATCTACGCCGGTTAATGCGGATCCGTTACCGATAAAGTAAGCACCAGTAATGTTGCCTGTTGCACTGACTGTTGTGGCATTGGTAGTTATAAAACTTCCCAAGGTATTGGCCGAAACTTTATAAGTTCCGCCATTGTAATCCGCAGGAACTACTGTGTTTCCATCAATAGTATTGGTGTTGGTTAATGCCGAAATGGTTGACGTTGCCATTATAAATTCCTTAAATTAGTATTAGTTCTTTGCCATC